CTCAGGATCCTCAGGTTCTTCAGGTTCTTCAGGTTCTTCAGGTTCTTCAGGTTCTTCAGGATCTAGTGGTTCTTCTGGATCTTCAGGATCATCAGGTTCTTCGGGTTCTTCAGGGTCTAGTGGCTCTTCAGGAACTTCAGGATCTAGCGGTTCTTCAGGATCATCAGGTTCTTCGGGTTCTTCGGGTTCTTCAGGATCTAGTGGCTCTTCAGGATCTTCAGGAACTTCAGGATCATCAGGATCTAGTGGCTCTTCAGGATCTTCAGGATCATCAGGTTCTTCAGGCACAAGTGGATCTTCAGGATCATCAGGTTCTTCAGGATCATCAGGTTCTTCAGGCACAAGTGGATCATCAGGTTCCTCTGGTGTATCTGGAGCCTCTGGAACTTCAGGTTCTAGTGGATCTTCCGGATCATCAGGATCTAGTGGTTCTTCTGGTTCATCAGGAACTTCAGGATCCTCAGGTTCATCAGGTTCTTCAGGATCTAGCGGTTCTTCAGGAACATCAGGTTCTTCTGGATCTAGTGGTTCTTCTGGATCATCAGGATCTTCAGGTTCTTCAGGCTCTAGTGGTTCTTCTGGATCTTCAGGAACTTCAGGATCTTCAGGTTCATCAGGATCTAGTGGATCTTCAGGATCTTCAGGTTCCTCTGGATCATCAGGATCATCAGGATCGTCAGGTTCTTCAGGTTCTTCAGGTTCTTCAGGTTCTTCAGGTTCTTCAGGCACGAGTGGATCTTCTGGATCTTCAGGATCGTCAGGTTCTTCTGGTTCTTCAGGTTCTTCAGGATCTAGTGGTTCTTCTGGATCTTCAGGGTCAAGTGGATCTTCAGGATCTTCAGGTTCCTCAGGAACCTCAGGATCTAGCGGTTCTTCAGGATCTAGTGGTTCTTCTGGATCTTCAGGGTCAAGTGGATCTTCAGGATCTTCAGGGTCTTCAGGAACATCAGGTTCTTCTGGATCTAGTGGTTCTTCTGGATCATCAGGATCTTCAGGTTCTTCTGGTTCTTCTGGTTCATCAGGTTCCTCTGGTTCATCAGGTTCCTCTGGTTCTTCAGGATCATCAGGTTCTTCAGGAACATCAGGTTCTTCAGGATCTAGTGGTTCTTCCGGAACATCAGGTATTGATGGCACAAATTATTTAGGATTCTTTTCTGAATACGATTCAAGCAGTACGAACATTACAGTAGCACCATCATCCCAACAATTTGTATTAAATAATGCAAGCTTAAACAGTGTTACAGGTGCTGCGATTAGTACAACTTCTACTAATTCAGTAAATGTTACTAAGACGTTAGATATCTTCGATGAGATAGCAAACCCTGGTCCAAGAAGAGGAATTATACAGTTCTTAACCCCAGGAAATTCTCAATTTGCATCATATTATGTAACCAGTGCAACAAAAAATCCTCCAACTAATAGTACATGGTTTCAACTAGGTTTAGAGTATATAGATAGAGGTGGATCTGGATCCCTTACCGATGGTGAAGATTATTGGGTAGGACTTAATGTAATTGGTGATGCAGGAACATCAGGATCTTCTGGATCGTCAGGCTCTAGTGGTTCTTCAGGTTCTTCAGGAACCTCAGGATCCTCAGGCTCTAGTGGTTCTTCTGGATCTAGTGGTTCTTCAGGCTCTAGTGGATCTTCGGGAACATCAGGCTCTAGTGGTTCTTCGGGATCATCAGGATCATCAGGAATTTCTGGTACTTCAGGATATGTAATAGACAATACCTGGGATTGGACAACATCCGGAGGATCTCCAGCAAGTGGAGAAGCTAGAAATAGCTCCGGATCTAATTTACCTGCATCACCCTTTGTCTTATTGATAAATGAAAACCCCATATCAGGACCTAATTATGTAAACATTTTTAATAGTTTAGGCAACGGAACCCTATGGAAAATAACGCGATTAGTTGGTGGATCTAACGTACTTTATTATACGCAAATCTCAGTTGGTGTTGATAACGGATCATATTGGGAATTTGATTTAGATCATTTGTCAGGTACAGGATGGTCGCCTACTACAGGTGATGATATATTAATTCAAATTGCAGGAGTAGGAGCACCAGGAAGTTCTGGAACATCAGGTTCTTCTGGATCATCAGGCTCTAGTGGTTCCTCAGGATCTAGTGGTTCTTCAGGATCCTCAGGATCCTCAGGTTCTTCTGGATCATCAGGCTCTAGTGGTTCTTCTGGTTCATCAGGAACATCAGGATCGTCAGGCTCTAGTGGTTCCTCAGGATCTAGTGGTTCTTCAGGAACATCTGGTTCTTCTGGATCATCAGGAAGTTCTGGTTCTTCTGGATCCTCAGGAAGTTCTGGTTCTTCTGGATCATCAGGAAGTTCTGGTGTTGGAGGTAGTGTAGATAGATTTAATGGGTATGATGATGGTACTTTAAATGTAACTAATTTCTCTACCCAAGGTACCACAGCAGATATTAAAGTTTCGCATACACAATATGGTTTAGACCCTTCAACCAACGCCTTAATTTACGATCATACGAATGATACTGCTCTTATTGAGATTCTGCAAGATGGATATTATATAATTAGCTCTAATGTAAATTACATTGTTGGAGCAAGTAGGAGTGGTTCTAGATCAACAATGCAGCAAAATCTCTATATTAATGGTGCTGTTGTAGATTCTTCTAAGTCTGATACTTACTCAAGAGGACAGCTTTATAATGATGAAATTAATACGCTAACCACTGGTTATTTCTATTTAAATACGAATGATACTATAAGAATGGAGGTAAATGCAGCACGGATGGATAGTAGCGGTACTGGAACTGTAGCGATCACTGATGCTGTTATTAATATTGCTCGGATATCAGGAGCAGCTGCTGCTTCTGGTTCTGACGGAGCACAGGGAGCAGCAGGAGCAGCAGGAGCACAAGGAGCACAAGGAGCAGCAGCAACAATTCCGTGTGATGGAACGTGTACATCTACTGAAGGTGGTAACCCAACATTGTACTACGGGACTAATCCTGACGTTTATCTTGCAGAACCTAATGTGTGGTTCCGAATTGATTGTGATGGAACAACATATAACGTTCCTGGATACTCTTGTGAGTAATAGATTAATGCTATGAAGGAAGTACCTAAGGTAGACATGTCACTTTTACAAATGGCCAATAATTTTGTTGGAGGTGAAGAAATTTCGAGAATTGAAATTATCAATAAGGAGGGTATTGTTTTAAATACATATGATTATTCCAAATCTACTGGTGATCATATTCCGAGTGTGATTTTTTCTATGTCCGATATTCTAGGTAATTCTAATTCGATAGTTAGTAACCCCAATACAACTCAAAAGGTTAATGAATTCCCAGGATTACTTTAAATAATTGAAAACCTTTGGATTGTTTGGCGTATAAGAATAAATCATTATTGTAATTCTATATGAAGGTCCAAACAATCATTATAGACGATTTCTATAAAAATCCCGATGATGTAAGATCATTTGCTTTAGCCCAAGAATTTAGTGCTCGTGGAAATTACCCCGGACAAAGAACGGTATCTTTTTTAGCAGATAACGTAAAGAATTCTATTCAGGATATAATTAGACCTTATGGCGGAGAGGTTACTTGGTGGGGTGATGATTCAACTGGGTCCTTTCAATATACAGTAGCTGCTGACAGATCCTGGATCCATAGCGATGACACAACAGATTGGGCAGGAATTCTTTATTTAACACCAGATGCACCACTTTCTGCAGGTACTGGTCTTTTTAGGCATAAAGAAACTGGTCTTAATAGGTGGAGAAATTCTGAGCATCCTGATGAGGTAGCTAAAGCAGCCCCTGTTAATATAGAATCCCAGGATATGACCAAATGGGAAATGGTTGATAAAATTGGAAATATTTATAATAGGCTGGTAATTTATCGGGGTGATTTATTTCACGTTTCTTTGGACTATTTCGGACTGGATAAAAATGACGGTAGGCTATTCCAGGTTTTCTTTTTCAACACGGAAAAATAAATGCTAATTGTTAAAAGACCGACTGCTATTGTTTTTGGTTGGGATAAGCCTAGTGGCAATTATGAATTCGTTACCACAGTTTATTCTTCGGTAGAAAATAACATGCAGTGGGTGAATTTGATTTCTATTGGCATAATTGATGTAGACAATAATGTACTATCGGATTTAAACATCAAACACACTCCTGATGTTTTCGTTTTTATTGGTAGTAAGTATGATCAAATACATTCGCATTTTGATAGAATGGTTATAGAATACGATCAAATCCCAGATCCTGACACACTTGCTAATGATGTGGTGGTTAAGGCAGTAGACGTTCGTACAAACCCACACATTCCTCTTTTCAGCATTTTTACCCCTGCTTTCAAAACGGGGGAGAGAATATTTAGAACTTATCAAGGAATAGTAGATCAGAGTGAAACAGATTGGGAGTGGGTTGTTGTAGACGATTCGCCTTCAGACCATAACGACTTATGGCATGATCTTCAAAAGATAGCTTCCAGGGATTTAAGGGTTAAACCATATAGAATAACACCAAATACCGGGGGATTTGTAGGAATGGCTAAGAAGAGGGCCTGCTCTTTGTCTAGTGGTAAATGGTTGGTAGAACTTGACCATGATGACTATTTATTGGATAATTGCTTGGCTAAAATTAAATCTGCTAGCGATAAATTCCCTGACGCTGGATTCATTTACAGTGACTGTACAGAAATGTTTGAGAATGGGAAATTTAGAAGATATGGTAGCAAAGATGAAAAATACGATGGTAATTTCTATGGTGTTGAAGGCAACAACTTTAACTTTGGGTATTCTGGACACTCTTGGGTTAATATAAAGGGTAAAAGATATCTAACACATCACTATCCCTCTATAAATCCGATTACTATTAGATTTAATATTTCAATGCCAAATCATGTTAGGGCTTGGAGGTCTGATATTTATAAAAAAATCGGAGGGCATGCTGAAAGCCTACCAATAGCGGATGATCTAGAATTAATCATTAAAACTTTTCTCGAAACAAGGATAGTCCATATTAAGGATTTGCTATATATTCAATATAGTAATGGCTCCGGGACTGTTAGCTATAACTCTTTCGAAATTAATAGAATTTCTAGAATTTTGAAAGAGAAATATAACAAAGCAATACATAACAGGATAATTGATTTGGGGTTCCATGATTGGGAGTGGGACGAAGAAAAGAGAACTAATAGGCACCAAGAGGCTATAATGAATAGTGACCTTAGTGATATAAAGTTCTGGGAGGATGAACAGGTTTTGAATTATGTATATGATGAATAAGAGGGCTAAAATTTGCATGAATGCCATGGTAGCTAATGAATCCCGTGTTATTCTGAGAATGCTTGAATCCTGCTATCGATACATCGATTATTGGGTTATACAAGATAACGGCTCTACTGATGGTACCCAAGGTCTTATTAGAAATTTCTTTTCTCAAAAGGGGATACCTGGATACCTGTATGAAACTGAATGGCAATATCCTGGATTTAATCGGGATCACACTTTGCAAGAATGTTTAAAAGCTGATCATGGTTGTGATTGGATTTTAAGGATGGATGCAGATGAACAACTGGCTGTTGATGATAATTTTGATTGGTCTTTGATTAACGACACATCTATTCAAAGTTTTAATATTACCGCTCAGGACCCGGGTGGAATATATTATAGAACTTGGCTTTGGAATGCAAAATTGCCATGGTATTTCAAGCACGACAAAAGGCATGAGACAATTTATCTTTCTGGTCACAAAGAAGGGGAGGGTAATTTTCAGGTAATTAACTTACCCCGTGGGTTTAGACATATCATTACAAATGACGGTAAAACTTGGGAAGACCCTTTAAAGTTTTTAAATGATGCTCTTTTACTTGAAGCTGATCAGGTTTGTTCTGGGAAGATAAAAGAGGATGATTACCATCTTTTCTATATTGGTAAAAGTTATGCTGATATTTATCAGAATGGAAATCTCCCGTTTGGCAAAAATCATAGTGATGAATACGCTAGAAGGACTATATATTACCTTGAACATTATGTGAGAAGGAAATTTCCAGTTTATGATAATGACTCACCTCCTACAGTGTTTGATGAGATGTGTTACCTTTCTATAGTTCTTATCGGACAAGCACATAGATTTATAGGAAATCGAGATCTCGCATATAAAAGGCTTGAACAAGCTGACTGGTATTGTCCGGATAGAAACGAGCACTGGGTTATTTTGGCAGAGATGCTCTTGGAGGACCAAAAATTTCATAGGATGTATGAAATAACATCAATGCTCATGAGAGATGATAGGATATGCCCATTTCCTAGATTTCATTTTTTACTCTGGACCTCTTGTTCAAGGATACCTCTGATTATGTAGAATTTCTGTACAAAGAATCGATGAAATTTGTGGAACTAATTGAAACCCGAACAGACCAAAATAATTTAAAAACTATGGAAGACGCTTACTTTCCTGGTGAAATTTAGATAAAAACATATGGAAAACAATCAAACAAAAATAACATCTGAGGAGTTGGAAAAAATTAACTCCTTAAGAACCGAGATTTTAGAAAATGTTGAATCGATAGGTAGACTGAATATTAGAAAGCATTTTCTGGTAAAAGAACTCGAGCCAATAGAGGCAACTCTGATATCATTGCTTCAAAAGTCAGAAGAACTGGACACACAGGAGAAGGATGTAATAGATGAGATCATTCAGAAATATGGGGAAGGCCAGTTAAATTTTGAAACTGGTATTTACACTAAAGAATAATAAATGAAAGAGATTGAGGCTTTAAGAAAAACCAAATATGAATTGGTAAGAACAATCAATTCTATACAAAAAACATTGGATGAAAAAACCGGTGGAAAAAAGAGAATTCTTTTCGTTGCTCCACATCTTTCAACTGGAGGAATGCCTCAATACCTGTACAAAAAAATAGAGTCTTTTAACGAAGAAGCTGAAGTTTATTGCATACAATATAACAATACATCGGAGGAATATGTTGTACAGAGAAATAGGATAAAGGAAAGGATTGGTTCTAGATTCCATTGTTTGGGGGAAGATAAGACAGAGATACTTGATTTAATTGATAGAATTTACCCTGACGTTATCCATTTTGATGATTTTGTTGAATTTTTTGTAGACCCGTCGATTATTGACAAAATATATGCACTGGATAGACCATATTGCATAGTTGAAACTTGCCACAGCTCAAATATTTCCCCATCAGATAAGATATATTGTCCGGATAAACTGGTTATGGTAAATCAATGGATGTGTAACAAATTTAAAGATCTTGGTGTTCCGACAGACATTTTAGAATACCCAATTGAGGATTTTAAAAGACCTGATAGAAAATCTGCCTTAGAGAGTCTTGGTCTAGATCCAAACAAAAAGCATGTAATAAATATCGGTTTATTCACACCAGGTAAAAACCAAGGTGAGCTTATAGAGCACGCTAGAAATCTCATTGACTACCCAATACAATTTCACTTTATAGGAAATACTGCACCAAATTTTCAAAGCTATTGGGAACCACTTTTAGAAACACTACCTGATAATTGCAAATTATGGGGTGAAAGAGATGATGCGGATCTTTTCTATAGTGCGGCTGACCTTTTTGTTTTTACCTCTAATTGGGAGTTAAATCCCATTGTTATAAAGGAGACTCTTTCATGGAAACTACCGATTTTAATGAGAAGACTTGATCCATACATGGATTCTTATGATCAGAATCCATTGGTAAGCTATCTTAGCCCTAGCGGTGCTTTTTTAGATATACCTGCAGATACGGAAAAAATTAAGGACATATTAGATTTAAGATGAAAAATAGAGGCTTAAAAGTTTATGAGAGCTTAAAAAAAGCGGACTTTGTAAGGTTTAGACACCCCTACACTTTTGAACTTACTTTTGATAATGGTGCTAATGTTGATTGCATAGGACCAAATAATGCTAAACCTTGTACAATAAAGTTCATGGATTTAAGTACTGGTACATATGGGTATACAGGTGAAATTTCTGCTGGACTTTTTACAAGGCTTTATAGAAAATGGTTTACTCCTTGGAGATTAGAGGCTTACGATAATGATGAATTAATCTACCAGAGAGATCTGGAAGACGTAATTAGTGAGGAAAAAGTTTGTATTAGTGTTGATAGCAACTCACTTGGTGACACTCTAGCTTGGATGCCCGTCATAGAAAAATTCAGAAGAAAATATGACTGTGACCTCTATGTTACTACATTTTGGAATGAGCTTCTTGCTAACTATTATCCTTCCATAAGGTTTAGATCACCCGGGTCAAGAGAGATCAATACAAAAATTACATTTGGTGTGGGGTGGTATGACGAGAATGACCGCGATAGACATAGGAGGGATCCTAGAGCTATTTCGTTACAGCAGGTTGCTGGGGATATTTTAGGAATAGATGTTGAAGGTGACCTATTAAACGAAAGTGTACCACTAACAATACAAAACACAAACTCAACTATTGACGGAAAGTATGTGTGTTTGGCTATGGATTCTACCGCTAATGCTAAACATTGGCACTATGAGGACGGCTGGCAGAAGATTACCGATTATTTAAATTCAATAGGTTATAAGGTTGTTGTTGTACAAAAGCAGGGAACAAATTTAAATGGAGTGATTGACAAAACTGGAGATATTGATATTTTACAAAGAGCCATTGACATTTATCACTCCGATTTCTTTATTGGAATAGGGTCTGGTCTAAGCTGGCTTGCTTGGTCACTACACAAGCCAGTTGTAATGATATCTGGTTTTTCGGATCCCGCGTGTGAATTTTCTACTAAAAACTATAGAATCATAAACCGCGATGTCTGCCATGGTTGCTTTAGTGATACCTCAATAAAATTTGATAAGGGGGATTGGAATTGGTGTCCGAGGTTAAAGGATACCGAAAGGATGTTTGAATGTACAAAAACAATTACCCCAGAGGTTGTTCAAACCTATATCGACGATCTGATACAAAATCACCTATCTTAACCTCTTTTATTTCTACGGATATATAAACATACAGACCGAGCTTTGTCTGTTAATAATATCTTGTAGATAATGGCTTTTTACCCAGAAAATAGATTTCCAAAAAAAGGTATCCCCGTTTATAACGGCAACGGCGATCAGAGGGATCTTTCGGATCCTAGATTTAGATACCAAGACAATTTGGAGAATACTACCAAGGTTTTTCACCAGAGTACAGATAACTATTTTGGAACCACTGGAGCTGCTATGGCACGTGCTGAGCAACTTGGTTGTAATGGTTATCACACAGCTCTTGCTGACGATGGGGTTTACTATTACTTACCATGTTCTGATGCTACCTGGTATGCTGAAAGAATACAGCAATTCGAAAGCTCATTAAATTTCACATACATAGGTAATTATAGGGTTCTCACTTGGGATAGCCCATTTAACTATGTACAAGCCTTCAATGGGTGGATAATAGAAACAGCAGGTGCTGTTTTGGGTGATCCTGTAAATCTTGGTGATCCAACAGCAGCTATTCCAAATGACATTGCAATTGATTTTAGATATTCTGTTGACGGGAAAAGTTGGTCCCTTTGGGCTAATGTTGGAACTGCATTAACTGGATTTTCTCAGGGTTATACCTCCAACAACGATTCGACAATCTTCTCAATTCCGCTTGATCCTTCAAAATCATTTTACCCGGAATTTAGATTTACTTCCGTTGTAGTAAATACGGACGGAACACTGGCTTATGAGACAGATGAACCTATAGATCCTTCAATAGTAATCCTTGATTTCGATCTTGATCTTACCTATGCTACTGGACCTAGTGGACCTTCTGGTTCAATAGATAACTTGGTTATTAATAGACCTGTACCAAATTGCTCTAATGAGAAGTCAAACAGACCAGTTGTTTTTGATGATTGCAACTACACTTTTAATCCCTATGCAATAAACAAGGCTGTTAACCTGTATAAGGATTTAAGCTTGGTTGTAAACAAGGTATTTGGGTTTGAGACAAATTATTATTCAGTGCAACCACAAGCTAGAGGTAAAGACGTAGTGTTGAAGGAGTATACTTTATTTGATGTTGTAGATGAACAATGTGTGAAGGTAATGGTTCCTTCAAATCAATTTCCAGATAACCGAACAAATTATGATCCCTTCGGAATCCAGTTTGACGAACCGTTCGAGATTCATATAGATAAGACCTATTTCGAAAACATTTTTGGAAGAGGCTCACAACCAAGGAAGAGAGATATTATTTACTTCCCTTTAACCAATAGGATCTATGAAATAAATTCTACCTACTTGTTCAGGGATTTCATGTATTCTCCGGTTTACTACAAAATAGAGCTTAAAAAATATAGTCCTAAGTCTAATACGTATTTCAAAGACCCTGCTTACAAAGAGGAATTAGATGGAATTGCACTTACTACAGAAAAGCTATTTGGTGCAGAGGTTGAAGCTGAAGAGCAAAAAATAGCTAAGCCAGAGCAATACTCCGATAGTACGCAAAGAAGACAAGAGGACCCAACCAGGTCTTATATCTATAAGAATCTTCCTATAGTTGGGTATGATCTCAATAACAACTGGACAATAGTGTTTAACAACTACTACGATATGTCGGATGCTTTTGTTTCTGATTCAGAATTCGTATATCAGCCTAACAAGTATCGAGAAGCACTTAGGTATAAAAACAGACCTCTATTGGAGAGCGATGGTGAGGTATCCTACACCTGTTGGTTTAGTTTGAAGAACTATATTAATGAGGATAGCTTGGCTAAAAAACCATACTCTCCAGCACCAATCACAAAAGTCTCAGAGGATGCTAACCAAATTTTATACAGCTCTCACCCATATAAACACAATTTAACCCCATTTAGGCAATTTTCGGATAACCCGGAAGGGTATGTTGCAATTAGTACTGATGCTAACCATTCGGGAGGATTCAAGGTTCTAACTACTCCTGATGAGTTTAAATTTTCTGTTGCAAATCCAAATCTTCCTTATGCTAAGAATACTGCAAATTGGAAAATGCAAAAGGCACAAGCAAGGAATCTAATTGATGGAACCTATATCGATGGCTCTGGTTTGTTAAAAGGCATGAGGATAGACTTAGTGCATTCTGGTACCAACGATGCTGCAAATAATAATTATGTACAACAAGGAAGCATTGAGATTATCTTAAACGATCTTACGTATGATTCCAGATTGCAATTTACTCCAGAGCAGGGAGAGTGGTATGGATTGGTTGTTAATATAAGTAACAAGTATAAGCAGATGGGAATTAACATCTGGAAAATGTCGTATGATCCAACAAATCCAGGTGCACAACAATCATCAGATTTAGTTAAAGTGCACGAAGATTATAGGACGTTAACCAAATCTTACATTTTTGATGCTCCCTCTGATATTGAGACAAACGTAAACAACCCATTCTATGGGACGGATAATAACGCTTACAAGATTTACACATCCCCGCTCCTTTTATCGAATGTAAGACTGTTTAAGAACATGATAGATATTGATAAACAATCAATTGTCCTTAACCAGAACACTGTAAGGGATGAACAACTAGCATATATTATAGATAACGCTAAACCACAATTGATCCTACCTAAATTCGCAAGAAATAGGTAATTAACAGAATTGATATGCCAAGAAGAAAACCGAAACCAGAAAGGGTAGTCGAAGAAAAGATAAAAGAAAGTCTTGATTCTATACTGCAAGATGAAAATCTTGATTTTGATGCAGTAACAGCAGATGAGCTTCCTAGGCTAAAAACCACGGAACTTATGAACTTTAGTGAGGCTACTCAAACTACGGGTACTGATGCTAAGGGAGTTCTTGATTCCATAGTTAAGTTTTATCTTGATGAGAACCTCATAGACCAAACCGATTACATCGAATACAAGAAGAAGATTGATTCGATGAACATCGCCTCTATGATGCTTCAACTTAAAACTGCACAGCACGCTATAACCAAGCTACTTGAAGAAATAGATCTTGGAAACGCCAATCCAAGAATGTTTGAGGTTCTTGCACAATTGCAATCTCAAATTATGCAAATGCCTAAAGACTACCAAACATATGTGCAAAAGATGGAGGATGGTTACAAATCAATAGCTACCCAATTGGAGGAAAAAAGCAATTCAGGATCATTTCAACTTGAACCTGGAGAAGACGGAAAGAATGTCTATAACCCATCCACTAACGAATCTGGGGGAATTAAGGTTAGAGGAACTAAGGGATTAATGGAGGGTTTAAGGGATATTATAGGGGCTGAAATTGAGGATGTAAGGGTTGAGGATGTTGACGATAACGCAGTAGTAAATGCTAAAAAGAAAGCAGAAATCGATGCAAGCAGAAACATCTCTTTGGATGAAGAAGATACTGGCTTGGAGGTAGAAGATGATTTATTTGATTAACAATGGCCGAAAAAGAAGAGAAAGATTCCAATTACTGGAGTACCAAAAGAATAGAGGAACTTCTATTTAGGGTTGAAGAGGAGGGGCTTGATTACAAGTCTGTTGATAACCCCTTTCATGATGGTGACCCAGAGCTTAAGATGTCAAATCTTTTGTATGAGTATACACAAGACGAGATTTTAGAGATGGAAAGATGCGCAAAAGATGTTGTTTATTTTTCTAAGTACTGTAGGGTCATGACTGATGACGGTCTTTTTTATGTAAAACTTCGTGACTACCAAGAATCAGTTCTCCGTGAGTATCAAGCTAATAGATTTAATATATTTTTAGCACCTAGACAGGTTGGAAAATCAATTACTTCAGCTATTGTCCTTGTTTGGTATCTTCTTTTCAATCACGATAAAAATGCAATGATCTTAGCAAACGTTGGTTCTACTGCAGAAGAACTGATGGATAAGATCAAAGCAATAGTAAGAGGTCTGCCGTGGTTCTTAAAACCTGGTATGGTAGTAAACAATGTGATGTCTATGAAGTTTGATAACGGGTGTAGAGCAATTGCAAAAACTACTACAAAAACATCCGCAATTGGTTTTACAATTCACTTTCTTTATATGGACGAATTTGCTCATATCCACCCAAATTTTATAGAATCGTTTTTTAGATCAACATATCCTACAGTATCTTCTTCTAAGGTTTCTAGAATTATTATTACATCAACCCCAAATGGAATGAATAAATTCTATGAAATTTATAAAGGTGCTGTTGATGGTGAAAATAGCTTTAATCCTATAAGGGTTGATTGGTGGCAAGTTCCCGGAAGGGACGAAGAATGGAAAAAACAAGAAATCGCTAACCTAGGTTCTCAAGAATTGTTTAATCAGGAATACGGCAACCAGTTTTTAAGTTCCTCTACATTGCTTCTAGGATCTAACGAGCTTAAAAAAATTAAAGCAAACGAGGTTGAATATGAATGGAGGGACATTGATGTTCTAGAGGATGTTGGACTTCCGTATGACAATTTTAGATGGCATCCAAAATTCAGTTTGAATACTGATACTCTTTTCAATAATAGATTTGTTATTTCGATTGACTTAGCTGGTGGCGGAAAGGGGGATTTTACAGTTCTTAATATTTTTAAGGTGGTACCTCTGCCAAAAAAAGTAATAGAGGCCATGGATGATTTCCAAGATGAGTCTGACTTTTTCGGGCTTCTACAGGTTGGCATTTATAGGGATAATGAAATTGAGGTTGAGGATTTTAAAAAAATCCTCGAAGCCTTGGTTGTTAAGTTCTTCAATCCAGAAAATGTAAGGGTACTTTTAGAGATTAACTTTAAAGGTGAATTGCTTATAGACAAGCTCATTTTAAATGACGACTTTCCTCTCGAAATCTTTGTACACACAAAGCACACAGAATCTGCTAGGACGAGAAAGCCTGGTATAAAGTACAACGAGAAAAACAAGATGAAATACTGTGAGATTCTTAGATCTCAGATGAGGATGAATAGGGTAATAATAAACGAATCTACTTGGACTGTACCTGAGTTATTCTCTTTCGGTCTTAACACTAGGGGAACTTATTCAAGTCAATCTGGACACGATGATGTAGCAATGACGATTGTAAATCTTTCTGGGATGTTTGAATCATCCGATTTTTATGATCTTGTTGGTGAATTGTATGATGAGCTTGGTGAATCTACCTACCGGGATCTTATAGATCTAAAGATGGAAGAAAATAGTGAGGATGGAGCATCAACCAAAGAGGGAGGGTTCTATAGCTCTTTCAGTCAGTTGCTCTAAATAATTTGCTTTTTCCGATATATACAATTACTAACCGAGTAGCATACAAAAATGCTGGTTTTGGTTTAGATATATAGTAGGCAAAAATATCTCTTGTACAATAATGGCAAAGAAAATCAAACTGGATTTATCCCAATTTAAAGCATCAGGAGTCTATACGCTTGAGTTTGACGCTTCAGAAAACGTCATTCTTACGTCTCAGACTATAAGATTGGTGGTGGGATTTTCGAATAAAGGACCTTTTAATGCTCCCGTGTATTTACCGGATGTAACTACAGCGGTAGCAATTTTTGGTGATATAGATAAGACTTTAGAGGCTAAAGGATCTTACTTCCACCGCTCAATATTTGCGTGTTTAAATACTGGCCCAGTATTTGCTCTGAATTTGTTGAATTTGAATAATGATATAGATAGCCCTACAGCTGATGTGGTTAACTATTTTGGTTATTCGATTGATACTGAGCAATCTAACGGGGTTCTTACCTCCAGGCTATATTCCTCCTTCTATAATAAGGAGAGATTTTGGTTTGCTGATACCGATTACTTCTTAGCTACACTTTCTGCTGTAGATACTGGTAGACTTTTTAACCTTGTTAACCTTGGTAAGGAAGCAATAAGTGTCATTGTTAGGAAATCAACTGATGCGGTTCAACCTTTACAAGGATATGATGTTTTTGCCTTAGATTGGTATGGAGCGGACAACGTTCCTAGCTTCATGCACCCATATGATTACATTTCGGATTACTTTATAGATGTTATCTCAGTATCTGGAGATTGGACTGATTACGAGACACTATCTTTAGACCCTAAATGGAGTTCATACTTTACAAGAAATGGATTTATAAAAAGCCAGATCAACAATTTCTTATCACAACCTGATGTGAATATTGTTACTTCAACCACAGGATGTTTAATCCCAGATTTTGTTGACCTGAATGGTAATAACCAATACATCCAAACGCTTATTAACAATAATACTCCTTCTACCGGTTTATTCTGTGCTGTTGATGAGGATGCAATGGATGATATCTGTACTAATCCTTATAAGATTGACCTTGTAGGACACCACTTAATTGACGAGCTTACGGCAGATAGGGACATTGTTGATGCAAGACTTAATTTCTTAAGCTATGATCAGAATCTTACTGCTGATTACCTATACTCACAAAATGTTACGACAATAACCGATGCAGCTACTGGTGCTAGTGGATCATCACCGGATTCTATAAATGTTGGTACACTACTAACTATTGGAGCTACCTCTACATATGGTGTAGGAGCAACAGCTTTCGATGGTTATGATCCTTCCCTTAAGTATGGAGGTTTACATTATGTAGTAACTAACAGCGGAGTTACCGGTGCTTCCCTTACTACAGCAGAGAAAAACGAATTGGTATCTTTTGCAACTCCAAGCGCTACCTCTTCGCCTTACATTATGGGTAGAGTTACTGGTTTATCTGGGTTAACTGGTTCAGTTATAAACCAATTCTCCGAAAATGACCTAGTAAAACTAAGAGTGTCTGGTGTTATTCAAACGGGTGGAGAAGTGCTCCTAACATGGACACACCCACTTGATACTGCATCATACTCTGCTCAAGGTGTCTCAGTTACTCCATATAGCAATATGGTGGGAGCTACATCTGGAAACATTTCTGCTGACTATTATCAATTTGCATCTTCTGATTATTTAGATATTACATCAGTTAGTTCAGTAACCGGTGGAACAGCTAGTAACGCCTTAACTGGACAATTGTCTACAGCATTCTACCAGGACTTGCTTTACGGTGAACTTGAGGATGGAGACCAGATTTGGTTAAATGAAACTGGAAGTTCCATTAATTATATTTCATACGAAAGCACAATTGATAGAGACCAATTTGCTGTAGCATATGCTAGGCAGTTTGATAACGTTGCTAGACAAAATCCAGACAATTTGGTAGATTATACTGCATTCTCCACGGGTTTACCTGGCAGCAAACCTTTTGCTTCTGACAATATTGGTCTTCCAGTAGCTGCGGGTAAGACTGATATAGTTTCATCTGTAGGCTCTATTAACCAGTTTATTGATGTGATAACACAAATAGATCCGACTAATTTCACTATATCTTCTTCACCATCATCCCCAATATCTGTTGGTGATCTTATAGTATCTACTGACCAGGATATTTGTGAAACCGTTGGTAGTAATAGACAATATAGGTTAACGAGAGTTACCTCGGTTGCTCAAACAACAACACCAAACGTTGTGCAAGTAACAACTGCAAGGCCTCTTTATTACTATGCGGGGAGTCCGATTCAAGTTCAGAAGTTTAAGTCAATACCTCAGTTTACTAGGTCTTTCGACTTCACATACCTGAATGGGTTTACAATGAGGGATTCCCACAGGCCAAATGGTACTGATGCTAGAGTATCTGAACTACTGGATGTAATGTACAACACAAACATTGCAGCGACACTTGCTGCTAAGGATGTGATCTCGTTCAGATACATCGTAGATACCTTCAGTGGTCAGATTTTGCCTAACTCTAAATATCAGCTTAGTAAGTTGGCAATGATGAGACAGAAGGCTCTTGCTTTAATTAACGCTCCTTCGATGGAGCAGTTTAGGGAGTCAACAGACCCTAGGTTTACTGATGCACCAACACAAACTAACCCATATCCTTCACTGAAGGCACAATATATTTCGGAAGGTGGTAACTTATCTCTTAATCCTTCTTACACTTTCAGTTTACCTACTGAAGATCAAGGAGCCAAATACGCTGCTTTCTATACGCCATACTTAACGGTAAGGGAAAATAATAGAAATGTAAACGTTCCTCCTGCAGCTTATATCTCCAACAACTTTGTTAGAAAATTTGCTAATGGCGAACCTTACAGCATTATAGCAGGTCAGAAGAGAGGGGTAATCTCAGGACAAAACCTTGTCGGACTCGAATATGATTTCACTGACGAAGATAGAGGATGGTTGGAGCCAGTAGGTCTTAACCCTATAATTAAGAAGAGAGGCCTTGGTGTAGTTGTCTTTGGTAACCAAACAGCTTATCAAACTGTTAATTCGGCATTTAATTTAGTACACGTGAGGGACCTTCTCATCAGTGTTGAGAATGACGTTGAAGAGATCATGGCTAACTACCTATTTGATTTCAATGAAGATTCTATAAGACTAGAGATCAAAACCCTTGTAGATAACTACTTAGATGGAGTTAGAGCTGGTGGTGGTATTTATGCTTACCAAGTAATCATGGATTCTTCTAACAACCCTCCTTCTATTATCGATCAGAACATCGGTATTATTGATGTAATTATCGAACCTGCTAGAGGTATTCAGAAGTTCATAAACAGAATTACTGTTACAAGAACTGGTGGTATCGCTGCTGGAGGATTTATCCAATTCGCTTAATTTCAAAAAATTGAAAATTCGGATAAATATAAAAAAAGGACAAGACTAAATGGCTGGTTTACCACATTACCAAAATTCCATAAACTCGGTTAATAAATTTGAGCCGGTTTACCTTAACCAATTTGAGGTAAATGTTATACCACCTGCGGCTGTTTCTGGAGGTCCAGTGCTACTAGAACAAGTTGTTTCTGTAAGTGGTTTGGATGTGGATAAAAACCCTAGCTTTGTATCTCAGAAATATAAGTTTGCAAAGAGGAACTATGCTGGAGGTAAACCAGATACAACAACTCTGGATCTTGGTTTAAAGTTTACTGTCAACCTTGACGATGCTAATTCAATGTACGTCTTTAAGACGATGAGACAGTGGACTGATTTAATTTACAATCCATTGACAGGGGCGCAAGGAATTAAAGCAGATTATACTGGGACAATCGTTGTGTCTGTCTTCAATAAAAATGGTGATGTATTTAGGAGAATTACTCTTAAGGATTGCTTCCCACTAAAAGCAATTGATCCTATGGAGCTAGAATACGTAAATGGTACTACGCTCTATGAGATTAATATGACTTGGGCAGTTGATTACTGGGACGATTTATTCCTATAAAATATAACAAAGCATAAATGGCAGGTTTACCACATTTTAACAACTCTAAGGCAGCAAGGAATAACTACGAGCCGGTTTTCTTAAACCAGTTTGAGGTTCTTATAACTCCACCTAACGGTATCAATCTTGCTAATACTACATTTAAGGGTGAGAATATACTTACTCAGCAAGTGAAGAGTATTTCTGCCTTACAAGTTGATATACAGCCAGCTGATGCTGTTACCCAATATTACAAGTTTGCTGAAAGAAGGTATGCTGGTGGTGAACCATCTACATCTGATGTACAGTTTAATATGTCTTTCGAAGTGAACCTTAATGAGGACAATTCTATGGTTCTTTATAAGGTTTTAAGACAATGGTCTGATTTAATTTACAATCCATTAACTGGAGCAATGGGTCTTAAAAGAGATTATGTTGGTTCTATGGTAGTTTCTGTTTTTAATAAACAAGGTGATGTCTTCAGGAGGATAACACTGAACAATTGTTTCTTGGTAGAGCCAATTACTCCAATGAACCTTTCTTACGATATCGGAGATGCTCTTTATACCATTGATACTACATGGAAGTCAGATTACTGGAACGACCTATTCCTTTAATACGGAACTTAACTCCAATTTTTTTCTATAATTTCTGGTTTTTTTATACCAACGGTATATAAAGAAAATGTCAAATATGTCCGATAATAACCTTTCTCCAGAAGAAATACTCAGGGAAAAAGAAATCGCTGGTGGTATTAAATATGATGAACCAGATGGCTTGAATCTGGATACAGAGCTACAAGAAAATATTTATCCAGAAAAGCAGCCCGAAAATACAGAAGACCCTCTTGGTAACATTCATGAAGGTAAAGTTGAAAGTCAACCTTATGTGCAAGAGGCCGAATCTAAACCATTAGACCTTGGGTGGAAAAACCTCCCGATGGGGATGTTACCCTCTCAGGGATTATTTTATCCGGAAGCAACAAGAATAGCTATCAGACCAGCGGAGGTCAGGGAAATACGACAATTCTCAACAATAGATGAGGATGACATGCTAGATATAGATAACAAGCTTAATTTCATTCTTGAGGCATGCTGTAAAGTTAAGTTTGAGGAAAACGGAGGTCTTGTGTCTTACCGGGACCTAAAGCAAGAAGATAGGTTCTTTATCATCATGGCTATAAGGGACTTAACTTTTGTTAAGGGGGAAAACAGGATTATTGTAAACCCTGAAGGTGGATGCACTACAAAAGGATGCTCTGGGATGGAAGGTATTGAGCTTAGAACTGGTGTGTTGAGCAATTATGATATAGATCGGGATTTGCTTAAATATTATTCCACTACCGAAAGAGGTTTTGTTTTCCCTATTAGAAGAATAGGGAAAACTATAAAAATGTCGCCACCGTCAATTGGTGTAACAAAAGCAATATCATCTTTTGTTGCTGATTGTGTTGCAAAGGGTGAAGAAGTCGACAAGAGTTTTATAAAAATAGCTCCATTTTATTTTAATGATTGGAGAGGTCTTGATTATTTTAAAATCAAGGAGACTATGGTTTCTTCTTTGGAAGAATGGACAAAGGAGGAGTTTTCTGCTTATTTTGAATTAGCAGAAAAAATCAAGATAGGAACAAATCTAAGGGTAAGAGTAAAATGTGATTCTTGCGGTGCTGGGGAGGTCACCGCTCCAATTTACTTTCCCTCCGGGTTCAGATCTCTTTTCGTTATTTCAGATATCTTTAGAGAATTATTTTGATCTCAAGTTCCGTCTTTGGAGAGAACACACAATAGATCCTAATTGGCTAGAGTCAGTTCCTTTTTATGAATATCAGATTTGGCTAGATAAATTAAACGACTCTGTTGAAGAGGAGAACAAGAAAAAACTCCAGGAGAGTGGCCAGACCGAGGTCTTTAGCTTTAACAATAAGTGATAATCGTTAATGTCTGATATATAATCAGAAAATAACCCAATCTGTTAATGGTAAACGGATCTGACAAATTGCTAAGAGAACTTACTACTCTTTCTTCAAATTTTGATTCACTTTATCAAGAGCTTAAGGAATCTACTAAGGCTAATATAGAATCCTCCGAGAGTATAAAGAATCTGACAAGTGATATTAAAAAAGGAGCTATGCCCAGCGGGCAAGATTTGGAAAAGGCTTTTAAGGGATTTACCGAGTCTTTTACTAAAACGATAACTTCTGAGAATGATAAGCTCATCAGCGATTTAAAGGATAGTATTTCCAAGTCTCTTATTGAATCCTCCTCTAATTTTATTTCAAATTTACCTAGTCAAATTGCACAAGTAAAATCCGGAGAGCCAATAGATTTTAAAGGTATCCTGAGTAGTGGTGTAAAAAATGTTTTCTCTGATGTTATACCAAAAATTCCTGGACTGAAACAGGGTGGTACTGTTGAGGGTGATGGTATTGCGGTTGTTGGTGAGGGTGGACCAGAGCTTGTTAAGTTAGATAAAGGCAATAAAGTTAGGACTATGGAGCAGCAGATGATGGATATGATGCTTGCGGAAGAGAGAGAAAAAAATATAAAACTTGGAAGAATTGTACAACAAAACCCATTGCAAGCTGCACTTTCTAAGATTACATCCGACTCAAAGCTTATTAGCGAGTTTATAGAGTATTCTAAAAATGACCTAGACGAAAGTGACCAGCAGGAGCTTTTGGCTGATCCTGATTACCTAAAGGATGAATTTGATTATTTCCTCAGCGAAAGAGACCGAGAATATTTTACTCAAGAGGATCTTCAAAAGTTATCTTCGGCCTCGAATGCTCCTAAGGTAGAGACGATAAAGGATACAGAGGTTCTCAAGACTCCAAACCCAAGCGTTCCTAAAGTGGAGACAATAAAGGATACCGAAGTTCTCAAGACCTCAACACCAGTTGTACCTCAAAAATCTGAGGTGACGCCTAAACAAGATTTGGTTTCAGAACAATCTAAACTTAAGTCAGGTATATCCGGCGTAAATGATATAACAGCTTTGGTTAAATCAAAAATAGAAGATGCAAGGAAAAAAGGATCTGATGCTATGAGTCAAGTTGTAAGTACCTCGCAAGAGCTAAAGGAGAGAGTAACAAAACCATTTAATAAAGAAAGCGAAGGTAGTGGTGGTTCTAGTGCTAATAAATCTTCTAATGCTTTGGAAAAAATTAATCAAGCAACCGCAGCTCTGAAAGAATCCTCTTCTCCAACAAGCAGTACACCAGCAAAAAAGTCAAAAGAATCTTCTGCATCAAATACTCCTGCATCTTCCGACACAATGACTTCTAAGGACGTAAAGGAGATGAAATCTTTGCTTGCTTCGATATACCAAGCACTTAGATCACCGCTAACAATTGTTAACGACGTTCCGTTTAGACCAACGTCAAACAATTTCTAGCAATTGTTTATAACTTCATTTTTTCCCAACGTGGGAAAACGTTATATTTGTTTCTCAACTACTTTTTAATCCTGAACCGAGAATGGAAGAAGCATTTATTGATCCCTCTGATTTTTTCACCAAAGAAGATCTAGCAAAAGGAGATTATTGGATAGCAAGTCCAAGCCTTAGCAGAGTTATTACCTCGGATGATAATTTCAAAGAAATAGACGAAACCTTTTATTCCATTAAGGATAGGAAGATGGATAGGGTCTATCTAGAAATGGCAAAGGTGTGGGCTACTAATTCTTATTGCGAAAGGATGAAAGTTGGTAGTCTTATTGTGAAAGATAAATCTATTATATCTGACGGCTATAACGGTTCACCCACAGGTTTTCCAAACGTCTGCGAAGATTCATCTCACGTCACTTTACCTCATGTATTACATGCAGAGGCTAATGCGATTACTAAGTTGGCTAAGAGTACACAAAGCTCTGATGGTGCGACACTTTATGTTACAGTATCTCCTTGCTTTGAATGCTCTAAACTTATTATTCAGAGTGGGGTAAAAAGATTAGTGTTTAAGGAGTTATATAGAAAACTCGAATCGCTTAAGTTTTTATTCGACGCTGGAATTGAACTTGTTAGATTAAATAATAAATAGGAGGTAAAAAAGGAAATTACTGGGGGAATCAAAAATGGCAAAAGAAAAGAATATTCAAGTTTTAGCTGAAAGCTTCATTCAGACTAAAGGAGAGAGGGAATTCCGGCCTCTCTATGAAAGGGTAAAACCCGGAGTACTAAACCACTGTTATGGAATTCTTAAAGACTTTGAGTTGGCCGAGGATGCTTTCTTAAATGCAATGTCAAAAGTATGGCAGAAGATAGATCAATATGACCGCGAGAGGGGTAACTTTTCTACCTGGTGTTATAATATAGCTAGGAACGAATCTCTTTTACTTCTTAAGAGCAGGAAGCGATATATTTCACAAACTTCTGAAGAGATGGAGTACACTTCGGCGAAAGCTGAGGAAAGAAACCCTTCTTATGATATAGAAGACGACCCTCTCTGGGAATTTCTTTGTGGAGGAAATGATATTGACGATGTTTATGAACAAGTCATCGATGAGATCAAAGACCTTCCTCTTATCTATCGGGATATTATGATTGATCGTGAGATTAATGGAATGAAATACAAAGATATAGCCGATAAGTATGGAATAAAGAAGAGGTCTATTGCTACAAGAATTAGAAGAGCCCGTACTAAAATCCGAAAGAAAATGGAGGATGCTATGGGAAAATCTGATTTTAAATAATGGGAAGAATACTAGCTATATTTAGGATATTAAAGATCATTAGGGAGTTAAGGGTATACTCCCAATACAGGTCCACTGTAAAGGATGAGAGCATGAACTCTCCCTTTTGGACACGGTTGAGGCTGAGACATGATTGGCTTGGTAGAATTTACACTGTTGTAAATTTACCGCCGGAGGTAACACAATCTAGGGATTTCCCTGTCGATGCAAGACCTGCCTACGTTTTTGAAGAGATTAAATCAGTAAACGACTACTTAACTAAGCTAAATTTGCAAGAGATTATTACTCCCGTACTTAAGCCTCTACCCGAAACAAACGGGGATTCATATTTGGTTATTTATTACTTCTTTTTTAGGCATTTGTCTTGGCTTTGGATTTTAAGATTTTTATTAGAGGTAACTGCTATTACTTTTGTTTTTTTGAAATTGGAATTAATTATAACTTATTTGGGATTTGCTTAATTTAGAGAAGACAAAACAGGATTATCAAAAGAAGCTAGATATTTTTAAGGACTCTAGATTTATTTTTAACGAGTCTGTTCATACATATCATTTTGATGGGGTCAAATATGATTCTGTTACTACCTTTCTTAAAAAGTTTAAAGTCCCCTTTGATCGTGAGTATTGGGCTAATAGAAAAGCCGATGAAAGAGGTGTAGACGTTTCTGTTATAAAATCCGAATGGCAAGAAAAAGCGAATGTCGCAAATGCTCTTGGAACCAAGGTTCATAAGTGGATAGAAGATTACTGGACAGGATTGGATCCTGAAATGCCAGAAGACCCGGAAGTTAGGAGTAGGGTCGAAAAATTCTTAGTCCTTAGAGATGAAAGATTTACAGACCTTGTGCCACTGGAGTCTGAGTTAAAGGTATTTTCGAAAAAATGGAGATTAGCTGGAACCGTGGATCAACCCTTTCTTATGTGGGACAAGAAAGAAAATAAGCTTTTGTTCCTCATCGGTGATTGGAAGACCAATAAGGAATTTAAGGACGATAATCATCCAAAGGGTAGATTCAAAAAACTTTTGCATCCTTTCGTGGATCTTTATGAGAATTCTCATAATGAATATTCCATACAAATTAGCCTGTATAGGCTAATAATAGAGGAAGAAACCGGATTAGAAACCCATGGAGGTTTCCTTTGCCACATTGGGCCTCAAGACAAACCTAAACTATATCCTGTAAAAGACTTACGAGAAAGACTTAAGATATATTTGCAACATAATCGGGAAGAATTCGATGTTTTCGATATCTCCGAGTGAAACATTACTGTTTAAATAACTAAAAAATAAAAAGAAATCAAATGGCAAAGTCAAAAAAACAAACACAGCCAAAAGTAGTAGAACTAGATGCTGACCAACTTGCAGATTCAGTGGGTGAAGAAGCTCTTTCTCGTTTAAATGAGGGAAGGATTAAAGCTGCTGAGGAAAACCTAGAAAATGCAAAAAAGAGAGTAGCTACCAAAGTTTATGCAGTCCAGTTTGAATCAATGGATCACATAGATAGATTTATCAGTTTTATGGAAAATGAGGCAGAATGGAAAGAAAAGGAGTCTCTTGGCGTTATTGAAATTTGTAAGGTTTTGGATAATCTAAAATCTGATGGCATTAAGAACAATATACTTTACTTACAAGCTTTGCCTTTAGAAGCAAGTCACTATTTTATATCTAAGCAAAGTGGTAAAGGACTTAAAGAAGCTAAGGAATTTATTTCCCTTTTGAAGCCTTTTGAACAAGGCCTGGAATCTGCAAAAGCTGATGCAAGAGAGATTCAGGATTTAGAAAAAGAACTCGCCGCAGCTCAACAGGGGCTTGAATTAGCCTAGAGCACACTATACAAAACCATTATATAAAATAGGCCTTGAGTGATCTAGGCCTATTTTTTAGTGTATATGGATTTGGGTTAGATATATAGTAAAACTAAAATTGTAAATAATCATGGTACAAAAGATTAAAGACAACTTCCAATTCATAGTATTAGGATTTCTAGTATTGGTTTTTTTCAGACAGTGCGGGGTAAACAGAGACATCGACCGTATTGAAAAGGAGCTCAAAGCATCCAACACAGAATTAAATACCAAACTTGACTCGATCAACACACTTACAAAGGCTGAGATCAGGCATGAGATGAATCAGGTAATGTTTCAGTTCCTTATTTATGAGGACGATTTTGATAAGAAGAGAATTTCACTTTCTGAGATTAAAAATAAGATAGAAGAGAGTGAAGAGTAAATCAAAATTGGTAAGCGGGTTTATCATAACTACTTTTGTGTCTCTGTACCTTATGGTGTCTGTGATATCCACTATCCACGTTATCGACTTCTTTAAGCTTTCCAATCCTACTTGGTTAGCAATTTCGTTAGCTATTGCATTTGAGGTTGGTGCTGCAGCTTCCCTTGCTTCTTTGATTGCAATGGAGAAGATGAACAAATCCCTTGTATGGTTCCTATTCATACTTTTAACAGCAATGCAGGCTATGGGGAACACGTACTATGCATTTGTTAACCTTGGTGATTATAGTTCATGGTCTGAGCTATTTGGCTTGATTGAGGAGGAGAGAGTTTTCCAAAAGAGAGTGCTTTCAATTGTTTCTGGTGCTATTTTACCTATCGTAGCACTTGGCTTTATCAAGTCACTGGTTGACTATATTAAACCAGAGGAAGTTGAAATAGATGGTGGTGCATCGGATGATTCTTGGAATTCATCAGTTGACACCGGGTTGGATGATGCTGATGATATAAGCGAACCTCTAATTTATGATTCTTCTTTAGATATGATTAAACCTGATGTTATGTCTTCACCTGTCTATGAAGAAGCACCTCAAGATGATTTCTATGGAGCACAAGCTATCGAAAAAGAAATTGTGGAAGAACATGCGGAGGTTAAAAATTCAATTATGGAGGATAACGTTGAGGTAGTTAATGTAAATGCGAACAAAATAAACCCGCGTATTAGACCTAAAGTGGTAGAAATGCCGGAAAATCCCGACATAAACCCTACAAGACTTTAAGATGAGTGCAAATATAGGTGACAATTTAGAAATCTTCGGGGGTGGATCTAGTAAAGGTGGAACTGGATCAGGCACTCCTTTCGGCTATGGCGATAGTAACCCAGCATTAACGACAGGTCAGTCTGGTCCTTTTGATACTAGATATACGTTAATTGCTAACACTCCTGGGTCTATGAGAAGAGTAAATCTTACCTTCTCAAACTATAACGATCCACACGAGGTAAGGATATTTCAGACTTCGATGAATGTTACCTATCAAGCAGATATAGATGAAAAATTAGATCTTTCTGAATATTTTCACCCTTTACAGTCATTTTCAGGATACCAGAGACAATCTTTTGTGATCTCCCCTGACACCTCTATTAATTTGGATCCTGGGGATTTTGACACTACTCTGGGTGAAGTAAGTCTTGTTATGGCAAGAGCTCATTATTATGCTGATGCTGAGGAAGACCAAAGACTTCTCTACTGGCATTATAACAGTGGATTAAGATACATTATGTCTGATATGATGATGCTTACAGGCCAAGTTAAACCTGATGCTTCCTGGAAGGGGTGGCAAACTCTGCCTGATATGGATGACCAGGTTGGATATACTGGGGCAGCTACTGGTGGATTTGTATTTTCAAATCCTACTGAATATCCGGTTAAACTTACAATATTAACAGCAAGCTAATGGCAACAAGACCTATTATATGTCCACCTCAGCCTATTGAGGGATTTCTTTTTAGAAAGGATAAGTTTGTTCTGGAGGAGGATTACAATATCACCAATTTTTTTGACTTTAGTGACTTACGGGATGAGGTAATTTCCTATTCAAGACTAAAAGTAACCCTTAAAAGGAATAAAAGTGTAAAGATAAGTCAAACTGACATTGGGGACTCTAACGGATTTGTTAAATGGATAGCAGTTAAGGTAAAGTACCCAGCTCCTAGAAATCCGATTCTTTATGGATCCCAGACACCTATTATACCGGGAGTCCCAACTCCAACAAACGGTACCCCTCAAGTCAAGAAATACATCTATTGGACATATAGAGGAAATACATATAATGTCGGGGAACTAATGATTCTAACTGGTGGAAAGTTAGGGTCAACAGATTCCGAAAAAACCGGATGGAACCTCAGTGAGGATTTCCTGCCGTATGAAGACGGAGGAATTACGTTCAGCAACCCTCACACTGACATTGACGTAAAGCTTGAAATTATTATAGCAAGATAAGTTTTTCCAAAAAATATGATTTGGAAGAATATATAATGGAAAAGTTTCAATATCACAGGTGTGATATATAGAAAGCAAAAAAACACAAGTAGAATGGACTTACTTAATCAATTAAAAACTCTTAGGGAAACAACCACTAACCCTGAAGTTAGATCGATTTGCGAATCCCACATTAATAAAATACAAAATGGGGAATCTGTAAATGAATCCGCAATCCTTGAATCTGTTGACCAGGTAGTAAAGGAAAGTGAAGGCGAAACCGCTGCAAATCCTATCGAAATGCTAAGACAGCAAGAAATAGAAAGATCTAAATCAGCAGCTCAAAAACTAATGGAATCTTGGGGTGGTATTGGATCTAATACCTCTAAAAATTCTGGATCTTATGTAGATGGTAAGAAAGATGATTCTGTTGAAGTTACTAATATTTCTGAGAGTCTTAAGGAGGTGGCAGAAAAGGATCCTTCAGCTAAAGCATTCATTGATTCACAGGCAGTTAATAATCTTGGTGTATACGAGTCTATTCTATCTTTGAAAGGCACTGGCATTTACGAGCATCCGAATGTAAAAATCCTTTGCGAGAAATTTACTCATCTTTTAAAGAACAATAATACCCCTGAATTTTTATTAGCTGAGGCATTTGTCCAGGAGCTACAAAACTTCAACTGGGATAACAAAGTAAAATCAGCAGTAGAGACAATTAAGGAAAACGTCGCTTCGCTAAGACCTGAGATTGAGGTTTCAAAGGCTTTATATTCTATTGAAAAGAACGCTGGTGCTGATTTCTATTCTCCAGTAACAGAATCTCTGAATAAGTGGTTGATATCAGAGAATAAGTCCGTTTCACTTTTGTCCAAAGAGATCTCGAGATGGTCTTTTAACCCGACGGTAAGAAATCTTGTTAATACGCTTTCTTTAATGGAATCCTCAGAGTCTAAGCTAAGTATACCGGTTAACAATGGTAATTCTTCTGTGAGGAAAGTTTATTCTCCAGTACACGTTTCTGGTGGTAAGACAGTATTTACTATTGGTAGTAATGTATTTGAAGGTAATTCTGAGGGAATCAAGAGACTCTCGAATGTTGAATACTCTGCTCTGCCAGAGTCATTTAAAACTTTGTTAGGGTCATTTTACTCTCCGATGGTTAAAATTAACGAAAGTGGACTAAGTTTCTATGTTGGAAACAGCAGCTTCAAGATTGTGGAAGAGTCTGACTCTGTATCAATCTATTCTAAAGAGAATAAGATTAACTTTAGTGACACAACTCAATTGGCAAAGCAGATAGCATTAGAAATATCTGGAAGCTTGGGAGTTAATGAGTCGAAAGCAGTTTCTGACATCATTAATCTTTATGAAAACTTCTCAAATGTTGTTGAGCTTGATTTTGCTAAAAGGTTAGAATCTAAAGTTTTCGAAGGTGTATCAGTAAACTTGATTAAATGGAACTCAAACCTTTATCTTAACAGGATCAACGAAGGAATGAACGAGAATTCTTTATTCCAAGTAAATGGTACGCAAGCTACTTCAATGGTTAAGGATCTTATGAAATATGATATTTCTGAAGGATTAACTGAATTCTTGGACGGTGAGAATAGAATTAAGTCAATTATGCTTAATGATAGAAAGCAAATTATTGACAATATCGCTATTGTAGAAAATGAGATCAATAAGATCTCACAAGCAATGGCTACCAACCCACTTTACGAAAACTCTAAGGAAATGGCAAGAGCCAAGCATATGCTTGAGCAGGAGCTATCTTCGCTTAGGAAAAAATGGTCGGCTGTTAACGAGGAGATCGAAAAAATAGAATCTTCTTCTGTTGAAATGGAGGATTTAAACGAGGATCAAAAATTCACCGTTGGTGATTACGTAAAGGTAAAGGAGTCCGGAAATACAGGAAAGATTATTTCTATGGATAGTACGTCAGGTTCTTACACTGTACTAATGGATAACGGAAGAACCGGTGATTTCAGAATGGATGAAATCGTTGACATTGAGGAAGCTCTAAAATCTGCTGGTGAAGAAAATCAGGAAGCTGATGAAACTCAAGAGGAGGTTAAAGAGAACGAAACACCGATAGAAACTGCTGAAGAAAATACAGAGGATGCTTTGGAAGAGTCTTCTCAGGATATGGCAGTAGCTCCGGAGAACAAAACAGCATCTGAAAAGGATAAAACTCCAGCTTCTACACTAAAGGCAAATACTTCTGAAGCACCTGCAGCTAAGGATCAAGATGAAGCTGGTAAAAAAGATATCGAGAAAGAAGACCACGCTAATTTAGAAGAAGCTCCTGAAGGAAGCGAAAAGGAAACTGATTATAGCGTTAAGCTTAAGGATTCTTTGGTTGATAAGATTGGGTATAACGTAAATGAAAATACAGAGGAAGTGGAGTCATCAGATAACGAAATGGCTACAGCTCCTTCCGAAGGAAATTCGGAGTTGTCTGAAAGAGATGTTGAAAACACAGATCAGCAATTAGCAGAAGCACCGGGTGGAAGATCTCATGCGGATTATGAGGTAAAATCAGTTAAAGCTGAAGAGTCAAATCCTGACATGGTAAAAACAGACTCAGACATGGCATCTGCTCCTGGAGATGGTACTGACAAGGAATTACATCACGAAGTTGGCGATGAGATGGGATATAACCTTGATGAGGCTGATGATATGGAAAAAACAGATCAGCAATTATCAGTTGCCCCTGGTGGTGAGCACAAAGCAGAATATGATGTTGAAGTTGCCAAGGCAGAAAAAGCAGCAGCCGATATCATGAAAACTAACCAGGAATTAGCAGAAGCACCAGCAGCTGGTACTGAAGCAGAAACTGATTTAGAAGTTAACCCAGAAATGGGATATAACATTGACGAAAGCGAGGAGTCAAAAAAAAACTAAGAAAAATACTTAGTAAAGTTTGGTCTTTTGCTCCTACGGGAGAGGAGCAATCTGAATCTCCAGAGCCTTTCGTCGATAATATCGAAGATAAAATGAGCGTCGCCCCAGATGGAAAGGAACCTACTGGGGACACGCTCATTTCTTCTGAAGATGGTACCGAAGAGGATAAGGCTTAGGTCGAAACTAACCTCGAGGTTTAAACTAAAAATAATATAAGTATAAAGGTTATGGCAAAGGCTTATGTAAGGAATAAAGATCTGATGGCTGCAGTATTGGAGTCAAAGGAAAAAGGTGAACTCACACCTGAGACTATAGAGATGTTTGGCCTAATGGTTCAAGGTATATCTAAGAAGATGGCTTACCGGGATCCTGATGATAAAGCAGACTGTATGGCTTTTGCTATGGAGGACCTTTGCAAATATTGGAATAGGTTCAATCCAGAAAAATCTAATAACCCCTTTGCATACTTTACACAGATAGCTAAAAATGGTTTTGCTAAAGGATGGAAAAAAATACATCCACCAAAAGCTCCAAAAACTATTCCTTTTTCATACATAACCGGAGATGACAATACGTATAATGTGTAGAAATGCCGGATATAAAAAAAATAAAACCCAACGGGGATTATAAGTCTGGACTATATGTAGCTCAAAACCCAGACAAATATATCGGCGACGTTCATAACATAATATGTAGATCCTCGTGGGAATTTAGATTTTGTCGCTATTGTGACAATAATGAAAAAATCCTTAAATGGAGTTCTGAACCTATATCAATTCCTTATTACAATCCATTAGATAAGAAAGAGCATCAGTATAATGTGGATTTTTATATGCAGGTCCTTAAAGATGATGGACAAACACAGGATTGGATAATAGAGGTAAAGCCAGAAAAGCACTTTAAGAGACCGATTCTAGAGGGAAATAGCACACTCAAAAAGCTTAAGTCTTATAATCACAAGATGCAAATATGGATTACCAACCAAGCAAAATTTAAAGCGGCTCAGAGATGGGCAGATGCTAGAGGCTATAAATTCGGCGTGGTTGATGAGAATTTTTTATTTAAGAGCAAGTGAAATCCTTTGAAGAGCAGATAAAGGATTTGAGGGATGGATCTAGTTCGGTCTCTCAGGTTTCGACCGATTCAAACAGATACTTTTTTGGTAAGTATGGCCCAGGCGGTGATGGTGGTAATATGAAATTTGATGGAAATTTTATACCTGGGAAAATTTATTCAGCTTCATATAAAACCAAGACAATGGTTTCTGAAAAACATCCATTCATAGATAGGTCTCCAATATTCATGTTTGTAAAGAAGGAAAGACATAACGGTTCTGATATTCTGATTTCTCTAGATCTTAATGTTATTCCTCCCGACTATAGAGGGAACATTTTATTCAAATTATGGGAACAGTACTTTCCCCTATTTAAGGAAAATTCCCAGCTTCCTTACTCCTCTCAAGCTCCGGTAAGAAATATTACTCAATCTTTTGACAGGCTCCTAAGCGGGACTGGGTGGAAAACATCTTTAACGGGCTTTAAGAGGGATTTTATAGCAGAAGTGAGCGTTGTAGATTATGAGGATTGGGTCAGAATCCCATATATTTCCGATTTTAGGATAGAGGGTCAATCTACCAGTGGGATATATAATGATTATAGATCGAAATTAAATGCTTAGTCTCTAATACAAAAACTAGATCATATTACTATAAATGGCCGGATTTAACGAAAATCAAGAAGGAAGCCCAATATTCCAGAGAATACGAGAGTCTGTAAAGTCTCTTAGTAACTTTGGTATGAGATATGGTGATATGGTGATTAAGAACTCGCAAGCTATCGGGTCGATAGAAGCTGAGTTCATGAAAAAGCAAGCTATTGACGATGAAAGCTTGCTTTATTCTTTAGGAAGGCAAGACACTACAACCAGGCAGTTTATTAGTTATTATGATAAAGATTATGCTGGTAAAAGGGATTATCTAAGAAAGTTTGCTTTAAATCCTGAAATTGAGTACATCCTGGATACCGTTTGTGATGAAGCTATAACTTTCGATCCCCAAAACTTCTTCGCACATCCTGCATTCCTAAACTTAACTGACGTAAAGGACAAAGTAAAGGATAGAATCGACGAAAACTTTAAAAAGCTGTACGACATGTTCGGCTTTACTGATGATATAAGTGCTTGGCAATACTTCAGGCAATTGATGGTTGATGGATTCCTTGCCTTTGAGATTGTATATAATGACAAGGGTAAGGAGATAATAGGATTTAAGGAATTAGATGCTACAACTCTAATGCCTTCTGTTGAAAAACAGCCAGACGGAACATATCTAAATGTTTGGTATCAGTATCCTAATGATATTAACAAGAGAAGGATGCTCTATGATTCTCAGGTTATTTATATTTCTTTTGCCAAAGGTAATACAGTTTCTCGGGTTAGTTATGTTGAAAGACTTATTAGGCCTTACAACATTCTAAGAATTATAGAATACACCAGGGTTATTTGGTCTGTAATGAACGCATCTTTTAGAATGAAGATGACGGTACCAATTGGATCGAGGTCACCTCAAAAGTCAATGCAGACCTTAGGTGAATTGATGAGTATCTACAAAGAAGATATTAGGTTTAATGATGAGAGCGGGGAATTAACTGTAGATGGTAGACCTAAAATACAGTTCTACAAAAATTACCTTATGCCTTCTGGTGTAAATGGTACTCCAACTATAGAGCCTATAAATAATGCTGGACCAAACCTTAACGACCCTCAACCGCTTGCTTACTTTTATGACAAGCTGGTTCAAGAATCGAAGGTTCCTTTTTCTAGATTCCAGGGTCCTGACGGCGGATCGATTGGAAATTATTCAAATGGCGCTGAAGGACTTGATAAGGAAGAAATAAGATTTGCCAAGTTTATTACTAGGCTTAGATCTATTTTCCAAGATGTCCTTGTTAAGCCACTTTGGATACAGATGTGTAAAGACTTCCCCGAGCTGGAGAAGGATTATTTGTTCAAGAGTCAGTTGGGCTTGGAATTTGTTTCTGATAATCCGTTTAGGATAAACCAGGAGATAGAAACCATGCTTAAAAAGAAGGAGCAAATAGATGGCATGTACACTTTAACCGACGACTCTGGTGAGCCCTTCTTCTCTTTAGCTTATTTAATTGAATCCCATCTGGGTATGAATGCTGATGATATTAAAGGTAATAAGGAGGCGATTCAAAAAAGGAAGGAAGAAGAAGCTAAAAAGGCTGAAGAA